ATAATTTTTTTTTATTTATTTCTATAATTGCTATCAAAAAGGAAAACTTTCGTCCTCATTAGAATCATAATGATTTCTGTTACCATTTTGACTGCTACTATTGTTTTTGCTGTCAATAAATTCAAAAGTGTTTACCAAAACTCTTGTAAATTTTCTCTTTTCTCCGTTCTGTTCGTAACTGTTTACGCTTAAACGTCCTTGTATTAATATTCTGTTGCCTTTTCTAAAATATTCAGCTATATTCTCAGCCGTCTTTTCCCAAGCCGCACAGTCGATAAATTCAGCTTCATCTCTTGTTTTCTGTACAGCTAATGTAAAAGTTGTGTATGCCTTTCCTCCTGAAGTGTATTTTAGTTCAGGATCTCTTGTCATTCTCCCCATAAGTATTGCTATGTTCATAGTTTATGCTCCTTTCTTTTGTTCAATATTATCTTTAATAGATGTTGCTAGTTCTTCAAGTTTTTCATAAGTAAGTTCCTCAATATTCTTAACTGAATTTTCCAATTTGAACTTATCTATTTTCATTTTAAAATCTGTATAATGTTCATTTATATATTTTATGAATCGTGCTTTCTTTTCTTCTTTTGTCAAAGTTTTTTTAGGCTTTGCTTGTTGTTTCTGATTATTTTTTTCTTCGTGCCTATTTATTGCATCGTTATCTTTTTCGTTATCAATAGTAAATACTCCGCACATTAAATATTTTCTTGCATAGCTTATTGATACTCCTGTTGTTTGTGTCAAATCATTACCATTTTTAGGTTTTGCTACAATAACGTCAATACTTTTCGTAATTTTTTCAGCAGGATTTTCCACATCTATAATTTCAATTGTACTTGTTAAAATTTCTCTTTCATTTTCAATCCGTATTTTTTCATCAAATAGCAGAATTAATTTGTCTTCTTTCAAAAACGGTTTCAAAGCGTTATAAATATCTTCTGCTGAACGGTAATTATATTTACCAAATTCATTTCTGTTGTCCTTTGTTGCTTTTAATTCAACCTGTATCTTATTTATTTTTTCGTAAATATTCATTATTCTTTTCCTCCTAATTATCATTTTGTTTCATTTCTTTTATCTATGCCCTGCTCCTAAGTTTCAATGCCTGTTTCCTGCTATAACCAGCCCATTTTATCTTGAATCCCGCTTTCTCAAACTTTAGAAGTTCCAGCATATCTTTTTCAAAATTTTCTTTTTCGCCTTCTTTGATCACTTCTTCAATTTCAGAGAATTTTTTATTTGTTTTTGTGATTAATGTTTTTAAGTACATTCCAGTTTTCTTGCTAAACTTTCTTTGTTCGGCTTCTCTTTTAAAGATCTTGTAATAAGCAAAGATTATAAACATTTGATGTAAAGCAGTTTCAGTCGTATTGTATCTAGTTTTTGAATATATCTTAAACTTAGATTTTATTTTCTCAAGTTCTTGCTCGTACATCTTTCTGAAATGTACAATGATAAATTCGTTCTTAAAATCTTTGATAACAGTCTGTTCAGGATTATGTAAATCTTCAAATTCAAATTCATTAATCAGTCTTGTCAAAGCTCTGAAGCTCCTTTGGACAATATCTTCAAGTTCAAAAGTACACCAAAGCGTTTGATCCTCTGTTATTTTTTCTATTTTAGTATCGCCGTTCTCAAGATTTTTGTCAGTTATTTTTGGAATCTTGAAATAATTTCTGTAACTTTTGCATAAGTTCGACAGAGACATCATAATCATTATTTTTGATTTCCTGTTTTCATCTTTAAAAATTTCCTTTGTAGTGACAGCTTTCTCTATAATTTCCTTTCTAATTTTTTTCTTTTTTGCTTTTTTTAGTACTCCCAAAACACATCCTCCTGTTCTCTTAAATTGCCCCTATTTACAAGACCCCATAAATTCTTTTGCTCTTTTTGGCATATACCATAACAGTATTGCTATTAAAAACGGAAATGCCACATTACCACCAAATATCCAATGCCCTTTAACTCTGAGCACTCCAATCTGAATTAGGGCAGTTGATATAATTAGAATTATCCATTTCATTGCATTTGTCATCCGATCACTCCTTTTTCTTTGCCTAAAATAATATATCAATCCTAGCGAAGTGTGCAAATCCTACACTTCAGTTTTAATAATCTCTTGATTCTGTTTTTCAATTTCTTAGCTTCTTTTTCTTTTTTTACTTTCTCATTGTTGCTGTTTACAATTTCCAACACTTCAAATTTCATTGTTGTTATCTCCTTTATTTTTTAAAAATTTTAAATTTATGTTTTTTTCCAAAAGATGATCTATAAGTTTACAAGTTTCATTTACTGTTGTCTTGCATCTTTTAGAAATTGTTAAAACCTCAAACCCACTTAGCCCTTTCCTTATTTCGTTCCTTGTAAGTTTCAAGTCACTTATAGCTTTTGCAAGTTCGCGCATCTTGTCCATTACATTTCTCCTAAATTAAATTATTTTTATACAAAATAGCACTCATTTCATCACGTATCTTTTCACACTCGGCGTCAAACTCTTCCTCTTGCTCATCTGTGTAACCAGGATTTTTCTTTTCCCAGTCTTCCCAAGCCTTGGAACCTTCAATATAGTCTAATACAAGGCTTTCAAATGGTTCAAAATTAAAGTCTTTTTCCTCATATCTGCAAACTATGAAATCGTGTAAATCTTCTAACGAAATATATTGCAACTGACTTTCATGTTTTGCTTTAAATTCCTTAAATTCATTTTCTAAATGATTGCAGAAATCGTTGTATTCTTCTATCGCTTTGTCTTCTTCTTCGCATAAACGATCCCACGCTAAGTCTCTTGCTCTTTCTGCTTGTTCTGCAAATTTTAATGCTTCACTGTAACTCATTTTTATCATCTCCTATCGTTTACATTTAACAACACATTGAGTAAAAATTTTTTTGTAAAATTTTATTTACACAAATATTATATATCTTTTGTTGTTAAATGTCAACACTTTTTTTAAAAAATTATCAAATGACAACAAAAATATTGTATAATTATAGAAAAAAGGGATGGTACTTATGTCAGATTTTAGAATAAAAGACGAACAATTAAAAGAATTAGGGAATTATTTAAAAAAAGTTAGAGAGAGTAAAGATTATTCGTATGGTCAAGTAGCGGCATATACAAATTTGAATAAAAAGGAAATATTTATGCTTGAAAATGGACAAAAGAAAAAGCCTAATCCTTTTTATTTAAAGGCTTTATCAGCCTTTTATAGAATAGATTTGAGTAAACTGTATAAAATAATTGGGTATATGGATGATGAAGATGAAACAAGTGATGAAATAGAAAATTATAAAATTGATGATGAAATGTTAAATTTGTTAAAATTATTAGATGTTAAAAGTCAAAAGAATATTTTAAATGAAATGGTGGAAAAAATTGAATATATAAAATTAAAAAATGGCGATTATAAAGAAGCAGAGACTTTGATACAAAAGGTAAAAGAAAAAATAGATGAATTATAAAAGAAAGGGATAATATGGCAAGACGTGGAAAAAGTTTTACTACTATTTTAAAACAGGCTGCACGTGAGGCAGAAAGAAGTAGAAAACGTGCAGAAAGAGAACGAGTTCAAAAATTAAATGCAATGAAAAGGGAACAAGCAAAAGCCGAAAAAGAATATCAAAAACAATTACAGAAAGAATATATAGAAAGTAATCAAAATTATGCTAAGACAACGAAAGAAAATGCTGAAAATCAACGTAATACTTTTTTTAAAATAGCTAATCATATACATATAAAAAATAAAATTAGTTTGTTGGATCAGATTAGAGAAGATACATTTGATGAAGAACGTCCAGAAATATCTGTTAAAACTGTATTTCCTAAACCAGAATATAAAGAAACTTTTATGTCAAAAATAATTCCTTCAATTAAGAGAAAGAAAAAAATACAATATGAAAAAGAATTGAAAGAATGGAAAGTAAAATGTGAAGGAATTAAAGCTGTAAATGAAGAAAATTTGAGAGTCTTTAACGAAGAATTGAAAATTTGGGAAAATAGAAAAATTAGTTTTTATGATGAACGTGAAAAATACAATAAAAGTATAGAAGAATTAAATAATAGATATAATAAAAACAAAAAAGAGGCGGTTGAAGAATATTTTGAATTAGTCTTAGATACGATAGAATTTCCATACGAAGGTTTGGAGGGAGATTATGATTTAGAGTATAACGAGTTAAGTAAAATATTAGTGTTAGATTATGTTCTGCCAAATATAGATGTGATACCAGATTTAAAAAATATGACTTATGTAAAATCACGAGATGAATTTAATGAAACGTATATAACTGAGAAACAAAAAGAAAAAGTGTATAATGAATTATTGTATGGATTAGTTTTAAAAATTTTAGAAGTTTTATATTCAAAAGTTGAAAATGATAGTGTGAAATCAATAGTATTTAATGGTTGGATAGAAAATATAAATAAAGCAACTGGAAATGAACAAAGTTTTTGTTTATTAAGTATACAAACTAAAAAAGAAGATTTTGATGTTATAAATTTAAAGCAAGTTGACTATAAAACTTGTTTTAGAAAATTAAAAGGTATTTCAAAACCTAATTTAAATGATTTAATTCCTGTTGCTCCAATATTGAATATAAATACAGAAGATAAAAGATTTATTGATAATGTTGGAATAGGTGATAAAATAGAGGGGATAAATATAGCAAATATGGATTGGAAAGATTTTGAATACTTAATAAGAGAATTGTTTCAAAAAGAATTTGAAAATGATGGAGTAGAAGTAAAAACTACACAAGCAAGCAGAGATGGTGGAGTTGATGCAGTAATGTTTGATCCTAATCCAATTAAAGGTGGAAAATACATCATACAAGCAAAAAGATATAACAATTTAGTAGGAATATCAGCAGTTCGGGATTTATATGGAACAGTTCATAACGAAGGTGCTACAAAAGGAATTCTAGTTACTACTTCAGATTTTGGAGCTGATTCCTATGAATTTGTTAAAGATAAACCTTTGACTTTAATAAATGGAAGTAATTTATTAAGTTTATTACAAAAACATAATTACAAAAATGTAAGAATTGATTTGAAAGAAGGGAAATAAAGTATTTTTTAAGAGCTTTAAAAAAGGCTCTTTTTTTATTAAAAAATAAATTTTTATATCCGTTGACATTTAACAACAGATGTGATATAGTTTTAACGAGGTGATAGTATGGCTAGAAAATATAAAAAATCAAATGAACACCCTGAATTTGCTAGATTTAAATATTTGATAGAAAAGAATAAATTGACGATAGATGAATTTTCTAAAAAAATTGGGTATTCAAGAAATGCAATTTATAATTTTTTTAAATGGGATAGGAAAAAACAAATCCAGCAAATATTTAGAAAATTAAATTTTTTTGATTAATTCGTTGTTAAAAGTAAACGGTTTAATTACTTGATTTTTTTAAAATAATAATTAAATTAATCAAGTCAGCGATTTCTTTTAATTTTTCATCATTATTTTCCATAATAATTACTCCTTTCATTAAAGATGTAATTATTTTAATAATGTTTGAATTGATGATTCAAAAAGGAAAGGAAGAAGGTGTGAGATGAGTGAAAAAATAAACTTTTATGATTATAATGACAGAATTGACAAAATAAGAAAACTTACAAAAGAATTTAGAGAAATTATAGAAAATAAATTCCCAGAAATAACGGAAATAGATGTTGAATTAATAACCGAAACGCTGGGAATTGAATTGAAACATTATTTTAGAAAATTTTGATTACATACCAGGAAACCATTCTTTGGCTTCTTTAAGCATTTTGTAGGCTTTTTTCATAGCGGTATTATTTTCTAAAAAATCCATACCTTCTAAAGTTAATCTAGGATTATTGATACCGACATGTATATGACCGCTTATTGAAGTTATTGTTGAAATACCTGTTATATAATTTTTTTCTTTGAGTTGTTCTAACATTAAAATTAGTCTTCTTTCGGAAATGCCTAATTTTTTTAAGTTTAGAGTTTCATCAAAATTAAAATTATTTTCTTCGTAAGCAACATCAATGGCTTTTAATATTCTAAAAATAGTTGTATCTAAAGACATTAAGTAACACCTCCTTTCTGAATCATATATTTGGAAGATACTGGCAAGTAGAACTCAAAATATATAATTTCAAATTTGGTATATTACTTTGTTAGCACTCTTTTCTAATTAATGCTAACATAGTTAGCATATCACAATATTTTGTGTTTTTCAAGGAGGGAAAAATGTTTAAAGAATTTTTAGAAAAGTGCCTAAGATATGAAAATTTGTATATCTTAGAGGAGACAGGGAATAGAGAAAGAATTAAAAGAGTTAGTAAAAGACATGGGAAAGTAACAGAAGCAAGTGTATTGCTATTTGATTTCAGAACTAAGAGAACGACAATAAACGAAATATATCTTAACAGTCAAGGATATTTCATAATAAGGGATCAGAAAAGATTGAGACTGGGAAAATTTAATTAACAAAAAAGCACTCCGAAGAGTGCTAGGAAAAAATTATGGAAATCTATATCTTGTGTTTATTATAGCACAAGTTGCTGAAAAACACAAGATATAGGGAAAGGAAAGAAAATGGAAAAGCCAAATTACTATGGTATATTGCCAGCAAATGTAAGATATGATAAGAATTTAAAACCTATGGAAAAGATTTTATATACAGAAATTTCATCTTTGACAAATAAAGACGGATATTGTTATGCAACAAATTCGTATTTTTCTAAATTATACGAAGTGCATAAAAATACTGTTGGAACTTGGATTAACAATTTAGAAAAACAAGGTTATATAAAGACGGTTTTAATTTACAAAAAAGGTACTAAAGAGATTATTGAAAGACGTATCTATATAAATCAAAAAATTGATACTCCTATCAATGAAAAAGTTGATACCTATCAACAAAAAGATTTAGAGCCTATCAACCAAAAAGTTGATACCCCTATCAATGAAAACATTGAGGAGAATAATACAAGTATTAATAATAAAATTAATAATATATATTTATATAAGGGCAGTGAATTTGAAAAAGCATTTTCAGATTTTAAAATTATGAGAGTTGGTAAAAAAGAGCCTTTATCAAAACCAGCAGAGGATTTAATTCTTATGAAGTTATATAAATTGGCAGGGGATAATGAGCAGTTAGCAATAGAAATATTAAATAAATCGACTATAAACAGCTGGAAAGATATTTTTCCGCTAGATAAAAAGCAAGGAGGAAATAAAAATGGAAACACAGGGAATAAGAGAAGCTATACAAGAAATGTTGAGAAAAAGGGGTTTGACAAGCACAATGATTATAAGCCAGACTACTCAAAGGGATTCGATGACTGGAATTAGTGCTCCAAGTGTATCAGCTAGTATTTTTAAAGAGCAAGATATTGAAAAATATATGGGTTTATCAAAATTAACGGAACAGGATTGGCATAAAAGATTTGAGAATGCAGAAGTTAAATCAACCAAGGAAATGGAATTTAAAAAGTCATTTGAGAAGTATTGCAAAAACTTTGAAATAATCAAACAAAAAGGGCTTGGAATATTAATGAGCGGCAATCCTGGAACTGGCAAAACTTATTATACAACTTGCATAATGAATGTTTTGAATCAAAAATATCTTGTTTACAAGACAACTTTATCCGATTTGCTAGAAGAAATCAGAAAAAGCTATAAAAGTTTTGAAAATGAGAATGATGATTTTTTATTCAGCAGATTGTCAAAAGCAGAATTAATAATTTTTGATGACCTAGGAAATGAATTTTTAAGTGACTGGGGAAAAGAAAAAATGTTTATGATCCTGAATTTCATTTATGAGAATAATAAATCGTTAATAATAAACACAAATTTAGATGCTAAGCAATTATCAAGCTTTTTCAACATAAACGGCAGTGATAAATTATTGGACAGAATCCGAAGCAAATGCAAAACTTATATTTTTAATTGGGAAAGCCGAAGAAAAAATTTATATAAAAAAGATTTTGAGGAATTATATTAGGAGGATAAATGCAAAATTTAAAAAGAGAAAAAGACAGGCTAAGCGTCGAGAACGACAGTTTAAGAGAAGTGAATAAGATACTAAACAGGAAAATGACAGAAATAGCAGAAGAAATAAAAGCAAATGGAACACAGATTGATGAAAACAGGAAAGAGATTGAACGGATTGATAAGATTTTGAAAATTAAGATGAAAAAAAATAAACAAAGTATATAAAATCAGGAGGAAATAAAATGTTAGGAAACAACGTAGTAGATTATATGATAAACAGCTGTAAAGGAGCATACAATTTAGAAAATGCGAAATTAATTAAAAAGAACGTGGAAGACAAGAAGGTTCAGTTTGTTTTTAAAAGAAGTGATTTAAAATTAAATATTGAATTTGCAAATGATAAAATTTCAGGAATTATATATAATAATTTTTTAACTGATTCACAAAGGGAAAATGTAACAGAATCTGAATATTGTACAAGATTGAATGAAATGCTTGAAATTACAGATATTGATGATATAAATAAACTTGATGAAATTTCAAGAAATACCATCAAAAAAATAAATTCAGAAAAGTTATTTGGAGAAAACCCAAAGAAATTGCTTTTGAACAGAGAATACAGAGAAAAACTTGTAAAAATAAAAAGATTTTTCGGAGCAGAGCCACAACTGCTGAAACTTTATGAAGAAATTGAAGAGCTGCAAACAGCATATAGAAATTACAGAAAAACATTTTACAAGGACGAACAAAATCTAATTGAAGAAATAGCCGACTGTTTTGTTGTAGCTTTACAAATCAGCAAAGTAAAATTGGTTAAAAATGTTATTAAAGGCTTGATTGACAATACTAAAATCTTTAAAACTGAAATGATTGAAAAAATCATAAGAATGATTAAATTTAAAATCAATCGTACAGTTGAAAGAATTGAAAAAGGGCAATATGGAACATACAAGATTGAATATAAAGTCACTAAAGCAACACAGAAAACCATGGGCGAAGAAAAAGGGGAACGGTCAATAAATTCTCCAGCGAAATCATTTAGCGTTGCGGAAAGCAAGAAACATAGCCGTGAGGAAAAAGAAAAAATAAAAAAAGAGAACAAGGTTTTTGAATTTGTGAAAAAGAATGAGCCATATTACTATAGGTCAAAAGAGGTGCAGTCTGGTACAAAAATACATCCAACTGAATGTACAGAAATAGTGAGAGAATTGATTGACAGGGGGAAAATAACAGTTATAAAAAAGGGGAGAGACGGTATATACGGAGCAACACTTACAACCGTTCAGGAAGCAGAGGTAACTGAGTAATGGCAATAAATGCAGGGAAAAAATTTGAAAACGACTTTAAGAATAGCGTTAATACAGATGAAATATTTTTACATAGATTCAAGGATGGAACAACAGGAACTGTAAATGGACAGATGATTAGATTCAAAAATAAAAACTTGTGTGATTTTTTACTTTTCAAGAACGGCTTGCTTGTCCTTGCTGAGTTAAAATCCTTTTTAGGTAAATCAATGCCATTTACAAATATAAAGAACACAGTTGATGAACAGCAGACATTTTTGTATAATTTGCGGCTTGAGGCAAAGAAAAATAATGTAAAAGCGTATATGATATTAAACTTTAGGGATTTGTCAGAGACGTATGCAATAGATATTCATAATTTTGATGAATTTTACAAAATGACGAATAAAAAAAGTATCAGCATAGATGAAGCAAGACAACTGGGAAAGCAGTTATCTCAACAAAAGAAAAGAACAAGATACAGATATGAAATTAGTGATTTATTCAATTAGGAGGAATAATGGGTAAAAGATTAGCGAAAAATAGAGTCAGAAGTATTTTAGAAGAATATCCAGAAACACGGAATGCTGAAAATCCCGACACATATGTTATGTGCTTAATATTGGTTGAGGATGGGATAATAACGCAGGATCAGGCGGCAAAGATATATGATGGATATTCAATTAACAACATAGTTAAAAGTCGCCAGAAAATCCAAAATTCAGACAAGGAATATGAGCCAAACGAGGAAACTAAAAAGAAAAGGTTTGTAGGATATATGAATTTTAGACATGCTTGGCGGAAAGGAAACTTGGATGTCTAAGAAGATGAGCAGAGAAAACCAAAAATTAATTTACTGGTTCATAGACTGCTACGCTTATCATCTGAAAGGTGTAGACATAAATTGGCAGACTAGCAAGCAAAAGCCTGCCATTTCCGATTATTTTTTATACAAGGCAAAGGAGGACTTGAAAAAACTTTATATCAGGCACAGCGGCAAGAATGTAAAGGGATATGAGCCTTTTAAGAATATGGAGAGCAAGCTGAAAGACAGAATAGGAGATATAATTGACAAGAATTATACGAAAGAAAGCAAAATTAATATAATTACAAATGATTTAATGGATTTTGTAACCGACGAGATTCAAATGTTGTTTATAAAACTGAATGATACTTTTAGTTTGGCACTTAAATTAATGAGCAATACTGAAGCTGTGGCATTCACTAATTTCTTATTTGATTATTTTCTTCAGAATGATATTGATATGTGGCAGGAGATACATGAACTATACAGGCAACAGGAAAACAGGAACTGGGTGTACTGGATGTTAAAAAAGAAAATATGTGTTATTACAGGAAAGCCAAATGCACAATTAGCACATATTTCAAAAAGTGCTGGAGCATTAGGAGGCTACAAATATGACAAAGGGATAGGAAACAGTTATTTGCCTTTGTCAGCAGAGTGGCATATAGGAGTGGATCATGGAGTTGGTGGCGGCAGAAACAAATTAATGTCAAAACTAAAAGAGTTGAATATAGAGCCTTTTGAAATAAAAACAGATGAAGAAGTTAAGGAATTGAAGAAAATATATAAAGGGCATTTTAAAGGATTTACAGAAAAATAAAGTTCAGTCGCAGAAAGTCGTTTTGGCTGAGATAATACAAACAAACGAAGTATTTACGGCAAAAAAATTAGTCGTGAAAAGTCGATTGGATTAGAAAATTACTGATGTCGGCAAAATGGTATTAAGAACGTTTGGGTGGCGTTGAGAAAACGATAAATTAGGAGGGTTTGAAATGAAAAAATTATTATTAGCAGGACTTTTGGTAATAACTATAAGTTGTAGTACATATTACGAGAAGTTTCAGCAAGAATGCAAACGATATAAAGTTATCAAAAAATTAAAATCTAAAACAAGCAAAAAGGTGTATCTGAAATTTGAAAATGGCAGTATATATGAGGTATCGCCAATAATGAAGTATAAGGACATAGAAGAGAATCACAAGTTGAAGAAATGTGATTTTTAGAAAATAAATTTAGAAATTAGGACAATGACAGTTGAATATTTTTGGTCATAGGGTATAATAGATATTATTATGCTTAGGAGGAGTTTATGGAAATAACTAAAAAAGAGGAGAATATCACAATAATAAGAAAGACGTATAAAATTATAAAAGAACGCTATGCAATTCATGGGAATTCAATACATTCGGTAAACTTTAAAAATATCAATATTTCTGATGAAGAATGTGAAAAAATAAATTGTAAATTGCAAACTATTAGACAGGATTTCACTAAAATTCTTATTATGATGAATAGAATCGAAAAAATATCAGAACGAAACATATAAAGCTAACTATACTTCGGCTATTGGTAATGAAGCAGAAGAAGAATTAGGATGTATAATCGAATATTTGTTTTCAAAATATAGAGTAATAATAGAATATATTTTTCAAATTTTGGGAATTTTAATTCCAATTAAATTTAATGAAAAAGAAAGTTCGGAATATTTAAAATTAAAAAAATGGCACAAAAAACATAGATTTTTAATAAAATATTTAGAAAATAAGATAGGGAATAAAGACAATCTTATAAATATGGAGTGGTTTCAACAAATTAGAGTAGATAGAGATTTCATAATACATGACGGTGCAACTTGTCTTGTATTCGGAGATAAAAAGGAACTATTATTTAAAGTGATGACAACAGATGCATTGGACAAAGAAGAAGAGATTCAAGATGATTTTTTTTCCACTAATAACAATTTAATAAAATATACTTATTTTTGGGGATTGAAAATCTCAAAATTAATTATCTTTTGTGAAACTATTTTTGATTTTTTATCAGATAATTTTGAAGTTGAAAATGAAAATATGTATTTTTTTGAAAAGTTTTTTAAAAAACAGAGTTTAATTAGTAGTGATGGAGAGGAATTGTCTGGATTACAGGATGTTCTTTTACGGATATTAGAAAAAATAATTAGTAGCGAAGATAAATAATAATATGTAAAAGACCAAATAAAACTGGTCTTTTTTTTTGTGAAAAAATAATAAAAATTAGGAAGGAAAAAATTAAATGAACGAAAAAGACATAGACAGAATAGCAGACAAAATAATAGAAAGAATGAAAAATGAAAAAGAGATAAAGGCAGAAAAACAACTAACACCATTTCAAAAGACCGAAAAATTATTATCTGAATTAGCATTACTGAAAGGCGCTATTGATTCTAAAAATATGCTTATAGAGGATTTAAAGAAAGAGGGCATATCAATTCAGAAAAAGAAAACAGAAGTTAATGTACAGGCTAGTAAGGTGTATTTATCTGAATTGGAGAAAGTGGAAAACAAGATAGAAAAATTAGAAGAAGAAATTGCAAGAATAAAAAATGTTGTTAATATGGTTGAAAGGGCTTTAGACACGATTAGGAACAACAAGCACTATGATATAATAGAAATGAAATACTTTGACGAATTAACATTTGAGCATATATCTGAAAAATTAAATATAAGTGTTATAACAGCAAAGAGATACAAAAATAAAATGATTAGGCAATTACAGCTTATTATTTTTTCAGATGATGTAATAAAAAATATATTAAATTGAAAAATGATACTTTTTTGATATTGTATATAATTTTTAATATGTTATAATATGTCAAGATGAAAGAGTATGAGTTAAGTACTTGTTATTGAATCCTTGATTTTATATAAATAGTGATATGTTCGTAGTGTGGCGAGCAGGATAAATTAAAGAAGCACATTACAAGACTGTTTTCTGAAAATGGAACAGTCTTTTTTTGTTACAAAATAAGGAGGTGGTAGCATTGAAATTAAATGCAAGGCAGAAGTCTTTTTGTGAATATTATGTAGCTTGTGGAAATGCTACTGAATCCGCAATAAAGGCTGGGTATAAAGAAAAGTATGCAGGTGTAAATGCTGATAAATTACTAAAGAATACTAATGTTTCTAAATATATAAAAAAGATAATGGAAGAACATGCAAATAATAGAATAGCTAAAGCTGAAGAGATACTGGAGTTCTTAACTGCAACTTTAAGAGGAGAAGTAACTGAAGAAGTAGTAGTGGGAGGATTTGGAAAATCAGCAACAGAAAAAATAATTAAAAATGTAGATTTAAGAGATAGAATAAAAGCAGCGGAATTACTTGGTAAACGATATAGACTGTTTACTGATAAAGTTGAAGTTGAAGGAGTTGTGCCTGTTATGATTGTAGGTGAGAGCGAACTTGAGGAGTAAAAAAGTGAATCTGCCGGAGCTGGTTGGAAAAGGATACAGAGATTTTTGGAACTTCAAGGGAAGGTACAAGGTCGTAAAAGGATCAAGAGCAAGTAAGAAAAGTAAGACAACGGCATTGTGGATAGTATACAATATGATGAAATATAGGAATGCAAATACTCTTGTTGTACGTAAGGTGTACAGGACTTTGAAAAACAGTTGCTATTCAGATTTAAAATGGGCAATACATAGATTACAGGTTCAAGACTATTGGGAGTTAAAAGAAAGTCCACTTGAAATAACATATAAACCTACTGGACAAAAGATTTTATTTAGAGGTTTCGATGATCCGTTGAAAATTACATCTATTTCAGTTTCAGTTGGACAATTATGTTTTTGTTGGGTAGAGGAAGCATATGAGTTGACAGATGAAGTAGCGTTTAATATGCTAGATGAAAGTATAAGAGGTATAGTTGAAGAACCATTATTTAAACAAATAATCATTAGCTTCAATCCTTGGAATGAGAGGCATTGGCTTAAAGCTAGATTTTTTGATAGAAAAGATAAAAATATTTTAGCTTTTACAACTAATTACCTGTGTAATGAGTGGCTTGATGAATCTGATAAAAAGCTATTTGAAGATATGAAAAAAAATAATCCTAGGCGTTATCAAGTTGCCGGCTTAGGCGAATGGGGAGTAACTGATGGACTTGTCTATGAAAATTGGAGAGAGTTGGAATTTGATTGGAGAGAAATTTTAAATAAAAGGCAAAAAGCAAAAGCAGTATTTGGGTTAGATTTTGGATATACGAATGACCCTGCTGCTTTTTTTTGTGGGATAATGGATCAGGAACAAAAAGAAATTTATGTTTTTGATGAAATATATCAAAAACGGATGCAAAATACAGTTATTTACAGAAGCATAGAAAAACTCGGATTCAGGAAAGAAATAATAACTGCCGACAGTGAGGAACCAAAGAGTATAGAACATTTAAGAGGGTTAGGACTGTTAAGGATAAAAGCATCTAAAAAAGGGAAAGATAGTATAAATGCTGGAATACAATTTATTCAGGATTTTAAAATTTTTATCCATCCAAGGTGTGTAAATTTTTTAACAGAGATATCTAATTATGCTTGGGATAAAGATAAATTTGGAAAAGCAGTAAATAAACCGATAGATGATTTTAATCATTTAATGGATGCCATGAGATATGCACTTGAGGATTATATGAGAAATAATCGGATGAAGACAATTAATAAAAATATATTGGGGGTGAGATAATGGAAATAAAAATTTTGGAAAAAGCATTATGGGACTTTTTAGTGAATGATTTAGCACGGCTACAAAAACTGGAAGACTATTATGTTGGTAGGCATAAAATATTGGAAAAACCTAATAGGTTGAAGGAGAAACCAGATAGTAAACTTATCCACAATTTTCCAGGCTATATAACTACGATAGCAACAGCTTATTTTATTGGGAAAAATATCAATTATAAGTTGTTGGAAGATAATTTGGCTAATGAGTACGAGATGGTTGGAAAATATTTAGCAACGGAGGAAGAACAGCAGTGTAATTATGAGCATGCTGAAAACTGTTCGATTTTTGGGCGGTCGTATGAGTTGTGGTATAAAAATATAGATAATACGATAAATTTTAAAACATTGGATCCTCGAGATGTTTTTGTTATTAGAGATAATACGATAGACAAAAATATTAAATATGCGATTCGGTGGAATAAAGAAAAAAACGAAAACAATGAGTATGATTATATTTTGGAGATTTATGATGATAAAACTGTAACTGTCAATACATTTACTTCTGTTATGGATTATGAAGGGATTATACTAACTCCACAGGGGCAAGGCGAAACTAGATTACACGGATTTAACAAAGTACCAATTATTGAATTTATAAACAATAAAAGGAAACTTGGGGATTTTGAAAAAGTAATAACACTGATTGATGGATATAATGAAGCGGTATCAACTTCATTAGACGATATGAAGGATTTTACAGACGCAATCCTAGTATTGACAAATATGCAAGGAACTGATGAAGAAGATATAGAGAGTTTGAAGAAAAACAAAGTGATGTTATTAGGAGAAAATGGAGAAGCTAACTGGCTAGTAAAAAATATAAACGATACATATTCTCAAAATAATAAAAATAGACTGAACCAGGATATTCATAAATTTTCTTTTATTCCTGATATGCAAGATGAAAATTTTGCTGGAAATAGTTCGGGCGTGGCATTAGGGTATAAATTGTTAGCACTTGAACAACTAACTGCACAAAAAGAAATGTACTTTAAAAAAGCATTAAATGAAAGGCTAGAGTTAATTTTTGATTATTTTGGGTTATCATTGAAACCGTTAGATATTCAAAAAATATTCACGAGAAATACTCCTGAAAATTTGGTTGAACTTTCAACTGTAATAACAAATTTACAAAATGTTGTATCACAAGAAAGTTTAATATCATTACTGCCTTTTATTGAAGATACTGAAGCAGAAATGAAAAAGATTGAAAAAGAAAATCAAATTGAACAACCGTTGGAATATAAGGGATTAAAAAATGAACAGGAAAAAATAGATGAAAAACAAGAATAAAGAATATTGGGAAAAAAGGCAACTTGCACGAGAAGATCTATCATTTAACAAAGGTACAGAAGCATACAAAGAATATGTAAAAATACTTAGTGAGAGTAAAAAAGAAATAGAGAATAAAATAGCCCAATTATACGCTAAATATCAACAAGAAGTGACAAAACTAGGTATCGACAAGATTCAAGCGAATAAACTGCTTCGTGGTACTGAGTATAAAGAATGGCGATACAATATAGGAAAATATGTAGAGGAAATTGAAAAGTTGAAAAAAAGTAATCCTGTTGAGTTTAGAAAAATGTCAGTTGAACTTGAAACCTTGGCATATAGAAGCCGTATCAGTCGACTGGACAGTTTAAAAGCAGGTGTTGACTATGAACTTATACAGGCAGGGGAGAAAATAAAAGGTAAAGTGACAGATACATTGGCTGATGTTTACGAAGATACTTATACATCATTTGTTGAGGATTTGAATTTTAAAAAAGGTGTAATTAGTAGTAGTACAATAAAAATGGCACTGGAGCAAGAATGGAGTGGGGCTAATTATTCAAGTAGAATATGGAGTAACATTGATAATTTAGCGAAAGCGATAAAGAATGAAGTGATTGTTGGGCTGAATAAAGGTATTAACTATAGAACTATGTCGCAAAATATAGCTAAGAAGTTTGATACAAGTTATAAAAATGCTGAAAGGCTAGTAAGAACTGAAACTGCCCATATACAAAACCAAGCAACGCTTATGGGGTATAAAGATTCTGGAGTTGTTAAGTATGAGTTTTTAGCGGTATTGGATAGTCGAACAAGCCATACTTGTGCTAGTCTTAACGGTGAAGTATTTAAAACGGAAAATGCAATGGAAGGAGAAAATTATCCGCCAATGCACCCTCGGTGTAGAAGTACAACTGTTCCTTATGAGTATTCCGATGTTTTTTCTGATGAATCTGAAAAAGAAGATTTTGAAAATAATGAAAATGAGGGTATAATCAATAATAATGGTACTGTTTTTGTTGAAGGTGGTAGATACAGAAATATAGGGAATATTAATGCAACGGAGTATAAAGATGAACCGCTGGAATTGTTGCGAAGATATGAACAAAAAATCGTTAAGAAAAGTAAAGAAAATGCGTTAGTAATAGCTAAAAATGGAGATATTTATATTTTGAAAGGAGATGAAAATTCGATACCAAGTCATAAGATGACTAAAATTAACTTTGAGGACGCTTTGTATACTCACAACCATCCTAAAAATAGTAATCACGAGTGGGGATTTAGCAATGATGATTTTAGTTCGTTCACTAATTTGAAATTGAAATATTTAGCTGCAATTGATGAAAAGTATATTCATGAACTGTGTTCGGAAATTTATGATGTCAAAAAACATTTGGAAAGGGTAGAAATTTACATTAAAAACCCTAATGAGCTTTTAAAACTTAATGACGAAGAACGAAACAGAATTCTACAGTTGTATTTTGCTTCAGAGAAAAATTTAAGATACAGGAGGTTTAATCATGGATATTAAAAATACAACATTTTACAAAAATTATATGAAAAACAGAGAAGAACTTAGAGACTTGATGAAAAGAAAAATAGAGAATCAAATAAATAAAGATGAATATGTAAAGAAATATATTGAGCTGAATTCGTATAAGTTTACATTTTTAGAATTAAAAAAATCTATAGAATTAGGTGAACAAATAAGTTTAACTGAGTTTTTCAAAGAATATGAAAAAGAAAATATAAAAGAAGAAATTTCAAAACTTCATCAAGAGATAGGACTGTGGATACTATAGGAGAAATGAAAATAACAAGAGATAATGAAGTGTATAAAAGTTTTAAGGAATTGCAGGAATTAAAAGAAAAAATATAGTGGCGTGGGGAATATTTGAAAATGGACAGAGAATTTTTGAACAATTAAAACGGTCTGAGTTTAAAAATGAGAATCCCTTGACATTTTTACGAAGATTGAAAGAGTTATATTCGAGTGAGAAAAAATCAAAAGAGTAGTTTAACGACTGCTCTTTTTATTTGTCGTACTGAGGGACATTAAACATCTGGATAGAAAATAGTCGACAGACTTTAAATGGGAGGATAATTATGTCAGAAAATACATTTACACAGGAACAAGTAGATGAAATGATTAAAGAAAGGATCGCAAGAGAGAGAAAAAAGTTTGAAAGTGAGAAAAAAGAATTGGAGAGAAAGCACGGTGAAACGATTGAAGATTATGAAACAAGAATCAATAATGCTAATCTTACTGCAGAAGAGAAGTATAATAAGAGCCTTGCTGAACTTCAAAAACAACTTGATACTTCAAATACGGAACTTGCAACATTGAAAACTAATGAGATGAAAAAGGCTATATTAGGGAAATATAAAATTCCAGATAGTTTTTTAGGCAGCATTACTGGAAATACTCAAGAAGAGATTGAAGATAGTGTGAAATCTTTTTCTGAGAATTTATCTAGTTATCTTAAAACACAAAGCGGAGGAACACCAAACTCTTTGAATGGTGGAAGTGAAGGAGAAAAAGATAAAAAAGATATAGGACTTGAAGCATTTGATAAGGCTTTTAGTTCTTTTTAATTTAAAGGAGATGATAGAATATGGCAATGATTTATACTGAATTATTTGCAGATAAAATTGATGAAAGATTTACAAGTGAAGCAGTATCACAGAAAATAGTAAATAATGATTATAGCTTTGTAGGTGCTAAAACTGTAAAAGTTACTTCGATTAATACGGTTGATAATAGGGACTATAACAGAAATACAGGTTATGGAAATGCGGACATTTTACAAAATTCAATCCAAGAAATGACATTAACAAAAGATAGATCTTTTAAAATGCTTTTGGATAAAATGGACGAAGACGAGACAAAAATTAAAGCTGGAGAAGTGTTGGCAAGACAATTGAGAGAAAGAGTAATTCCTGAAATTGAAAAATATAGATTTGAAACAATTCTAAAAACCTGTGATACAAAATCACAGACAGTAACAGGACTTGCGGCTAACAACGCCTACAACAAATTTTTAGAAGCACAGGAAAAATTAAATGATGCGGATGTACCTCAAAACAGGATTGCTTATGTTACACCTGAATTTTTAACAAAATTGAAAAAAGATGACAATTTCATCAAAGCTTCGGATATTGGGCAAAATATAAAAATAAATGGATTAGTAGGAATGGTTGACGGAGTACCGATAGTAAGAGTTGCTAAAAAATGGATGGAAATTAAAACAGGGGTAGGTGGAGCTACAACTAAAAATTACGGTTGTTTAATAGGGCACAATTCGGCAACGGTTGGTCCTGTGAAATTAGCTGAATATAGAGTAGTTACAGATTCAGAAAATTATTCAGGAACTTTATTTTTAGGTAGATTTTATTATGACTGCTTTATACTTGATAACAAAGTAAAGGGTCTAGTTGCAATTGAAGCGTAGTAAAAAAAGTGTGGTTAAAACGCCATACTTTTTTATTTTTAAGAGGTAATAGAAATGACTGAATTAATTAATGAAATTTATGAAAAAATAAAAATTATTTCTGATGTAACACCAAATGAAGCAAAAACTAAATTTGCTATTGAGAGCATTATTCAAGATAGCATTAACTATATGAACCGAGAAGACTTCCCAAGAGAATTGATAACTCCTATAACAAAATATATTTTTAAATATAATTTTGATAAAAATAGAAATATAAAATCTATGAAAAGTGGAGATAGGCAAGTTGAATTTGTAACTGAGTTAAATGATGATGTGGAATTTAGAAAAAGCTTGAATCGTTTTAGAAAACTTGGAGTTATAAAATAAAGGTGATATGTGATGTTTGAAGATTTTTTTGATACCGATGTGATAGAAGAAATTAAAAGAAATACGAAAACAAAGACTGAATTTGGTTTGACAGTTCAAGGTTGGGAAGTCGTTTATACAAATGTTAAGTGCCAGTTGAGTGCTGGAATTTTAAGAGCTACTGAGACTGGAGTTATAAATAGTTCTAAAAATTCGTATAAGATATTTGTTAGTAATGATGTAGAAATAAAGCAGAATGATATTTTGATAGTAAATAAAGGTGGAATAAAATATAAATTTAAAGCCAATAAACCTATAAAGTACACTGATTTTTTGGAACATCAGGAAATATCGGTAGAGGAAGCGGAAAAAAATGAAACTTAGCGGTGACTGGGAAAAACTGGCAAAAAAATTAGAAAAGTTAGTTACTGATACTCCACAAAAAGTTGGAACCACACTTAAACAAGTTGCTGAGGAAACGATAAAAGAAGTGAAAGGGCAGACCCCTGTAGATACTGGGCAGTTGAGAATGGGTTGGCACAGAGAAGATGGTGGAAATTTTAAACAGTTAATTTTTAGTAATGTAGAATATAGCATTTTTGTTGAGTACGGTCATAGAGTTAGACACTCGAATAAAGTAGTGCCTGGCGTATTTATGTTGAAAAAAACTATAGAAAACTTAGAGCCTGTATTTAAAGATAAAATAGGTTCGACAATAAGAGCGGAGTTTGAATAATAATGGAATTTATGGATTTTATAAAAGCCCTGAGCAAAAAAATATACGATTTTACAGATAAAGAAGTTGGAATTGATAATATAAATGCTTTGACTAGACCGTGCTATTATATCCAAGTAATTGACTACAAAAATGAGTTTTTTGCGAATTATAAAAAGCGGATATTTATTAGTGTTGATATTATATATATTCCTGAAAATGATGAAAATAATACAATGGAAGTTTATAAAGCGCTTGATGAGTTGGATAATATATTTGAAATTAAAGGTAATAAGATTTTAAAAGTTAAAGATAGATATCTAACTTTAAAAAATGAGCACACAAAAGTAGTCGATGGATTAGGTCATTATATGTTTGATTTAGACTTATTCGATGTATATGGAACTGATTTAAGAAGTTTTGATAATAGCCTTGAAACAATAAAAGAGGTGTTGAATAATCCTGATACTGAAGAGACAGAATATGAAATGTTAAAAAAATTACAATTATTTGATGAAAAAGGAGAAAAAGTGCCGTTATTTGATGAAAATGATAATTTAATTAGTGAAGAAGTGTTTAAAAAATTATCGTTATTTGATAAAAATGGAGTTCCTTTTAGTTATAAAACAATGAAGAATTTAAAAATAAAAAAATTAGGAGAGTGATAAAATGGCAACAATTGGACAAATTAATCCAAGTCCTAATATCGGTATTGCATTTAAGACTTTGGCAAGAACAGCTATTCAAAGAAGTGAGAAGGGTATTGTTTGCTTGATTTTACGAGATACTAAGGCTAGCCAAAAATGGTACACTTTTAAGGCTATATCCGATGTTGAAACGAGTAAATGGGATGAACATAGTGTTAAGTATATAAATTTAGCAATGCATTATGGGGCATTTAAAGTATTGGTAAGAGTTGTGCAAAGTGATGAAGACACAAATAAAGTGTTGAAAGATTTGGAAATGAGAAAATTCAACTGGTTAGCTTATCCACAAGCATTGGAAGCAGAAGACCAAACGGTTGTAAATTGGGTAAAGCAGCAATTTGGAAATACTGGTGCAATTGGTAAAACTGTAAAATATGTGTCAAGTTTTGCAAATAATACAGACCATGTGGCTATTGTAGAACTTGCGAATGGCGGGACATATAAGTCTATTTATGGAGATTTTACAGCTCAAGAGTATACAGTGGCAATAGCTGGACTTATTGCGGGTATGCCGTTAAATCGTAGTGCAGATAATTACACTATGAGTGATTTAAAATCTGTTGAAGACTATGAACCTAAACTTGGTAAATTTAGTTTATACAACGATGAAGAGGTGGTTAAAGTGAATTATGGAGTTAATTCTAAAACTACATTTGATAGCACTTGGAAAAAAGATACAAGAAAAATTAAAGTAGTTGAAGGTATGTGCTTTATTGCTGATGATATAAGAGATACTTTTAAAAATTATTGGCTTGGAAACTACATAAATGATTATGACAATAAAATGAATTTCTGCTCAAATATAACTAAAGTATATTTCAAAGAGATGTCACCAAATGTGTTAAATGGGGATTATGACAATAAAGTAGAAATTGATATTGAAGCACAGAAAAAAGTAATAATTACAGATGGGCTAGAAGTAAATAGTATGACGGATTTGGAAATTTTACAATATCCGACTGGCGATGATGTTTATTTAACTGGTGATGTAAGGTTTGTAGACACTATGGCTTCACTTAGTTTAGTAATGACAATGTAATAAAGGAGTTGATAAAATGTCGGAAAATATAAAAGGAAATAGAACAATAACAGGAGCTTATGGAGAGTTATGGCTTGATAATGAAAAAGTGTTGGAATTAAAATCTGTAGAAGCTAAAATTACAGCGGAAAGAAAAGATGTACAGTTGGGGATTTCTGTTGACAGTAAAATAACTGGACTGAAAGGTGAAGGAACTATAAAAGTTTTTAAAGTTTATACTCGTGGAAAAAAAATACTTGAAAATTGGGTAAAAGGAAAAGATGTGAGAAGTAGAATAGTCACATCTATAAAAGATCCTGATAGTTTACGTGGACAAGAAGAACGGGTGTCGATTGATAATGTTTGGTTAAATTCGATTGAACTTGCAAAATTTGAAAGAGGAGAAATTGTGGAAGAAGAAATTCCTTTTGGATTTACTCCTAGCGATGTTAGATATGAAAATGTGATAAAATAAGGAAAGGTAGGTATGGAATGAAAAATATAACAGTGGAAATGTTGTTGGAAAACAGCAAAAAAATAGAAAAAAAAGACACAGTAAAAGTTAAAGTTGAAGAATTGAATGGAGCTGTTTTAGAATTAGAAGTATTGAACAGAATGGAAATACTGGATATTTTATCCAGTAACAGTACAGACAAAGACAGTGAATTAATTTATACTGCAGGGAAAATATTTAAAGATGAAAAATTGATTACTGAATTGGGTTGCCAAATGAATCCAATTGAAGTTGTACCAAAAGTACTAAGCCAATCTACCATAGTAAATATTTCAGAATTACTTATGAAGAAAGCTGGATGGAATGAAAAATTTACTGTTGAAGAAGTGGTTGAAGAAATAAAAAACTAATCAAGGGCGACTGGAAAGCAAAAACAGTCGCTCACTATTTAAATTGCGGACATAGTCTGCAAAGTCTAAGGGAATTAAGTAATTCGGAGTTGTTGTTTATGTTTTTTATGATTGGAGGTGGATTAGAGAATGAGTGAATATAAATTGAGTGCTTTACTTGAATTGAAAGATAAGTTTACTAATGTAGCGCAAAAGGCTGGAAGTTCATTGGGAACATTGAAAGATAAAGTTGGTGGCATAGCTGGTAAAATAAAAAATTCTTTCAGTGGAGTTCAAGGAGCATTGGCAACTGTTGGAGTTGGTATAGGAGCAGGTACAGCAGTTAGTGTACTAAAATCTTCTGTTGAAGCCTACGCAAATTTGGAAGACCAAGTTAGAAGAAATAAGGCTATAATGGGGGCTACAGTACAACAAGAAAAGCAACTTATGCAACAAACAAGAGATTTGGGTAGATCAACTAAATTTACAGCCCAAGAAGTAGCAGAAGCACAAATGTATCAAGCTATGGCTGGTATGAAAACTAATGAAGTGCTAGAAATGACACCAAAACTTTTGAAAATGTCAATTGCGGCTGGAAGTGATTTCGCTCAAACTTCTGATATAGTCACAGATAACTTGACAGCTTTTGGTATGTCGTTAAAAGATTCTGATAGACTTATGGATGTAATGGTTGCAACAAGTAATAATGCAAATACCAATGTACAAATGTTAGGGGAGGCTTATAAATATGTCGCTGCGACTTCAAGAAATTTTGAGAGTTTTGAAGATGTAAATATCTTATTAGGAGTGCTTGCAGATAATGGAATTAAGTCTGGTCAAGCTGGGCGTAATTTAGCAGGGATTTACAGAAGGTTGGCTAATCCATCGAAACAAGTGGGAAATGCTTTAAAAGACTTAAATATTCAACTTTATGACCAGCAAGGACATTTTAGAGGATTGAAAGCGTTATCTGATGATTTAAAAATTGCGACAGCTGGTCTTACACAGGAAGAAAGAAATAGATACTTGACAATGATTGCTGGTGGAGAAGGTATGAAAATATTAGCATCCATCATGGGGACAACAGAAGAAAACTATAACAAAGTTGCTAATGCTGTAAGAAATTCTAGTGGTGCAACGGATAAATTTGCTGATGATATGAGCAATACAACGGCTAACAAAATAGCGCAATTTAAATCAGCGATAGATGATTTGAAAATATCGTTAGGAGAAGCATTCGCCCCAATAGCGACCAGGTGGATGGAAGACTTTATGAAAAGAGTTGAAGAATGGCAAAAAAGCGGGGCATTAGATCCTGAAAAATTAAAAGGGCAAGCTGAACAATTAACAAAAGGTGCAGAAATAGGAATGCGAGGAATTATAGGAGCTAAAGGTGCAATTTGGGGAGCTCAATTAGGAACAGCAATTGGTGGACCAGTAGGAACAGCAGTAGGTGCTGCAATTGGTGGAGCTATTGGATATTATACGCCGGAAATAATAAAAGGTTTAATAGAACCGAAAGACCCAAAAAAAGAAAAAGAAAAACAAGAAGCTATAGCTAGAGCTTTTACTCCTGGAGCAAGTCAATCTGGTTATAATTCTAGCGATGGAAAGTTCCGCTATATGGGGTATTCTGATGTTAAAGTACCTTCGATGGCAGAAGCGCAAAAAGAAGAAGCATCGAGAATTGCAAGACAAAAAGAATATGACAGAAGGTCATATGAAGCTTTGCAGAAGGTTGTACTTGATATAAATGCGGTCAAAGCAAGGGTAGCACCACAGCAAAATTTAGCACTTACTCAGCAAGATAAGACAGCACAATTAACAAGTGCAATTTCACAACTTGTATCTAAACAACAAAATAATAATCCCTTACAACCATTTGATCCGAGCGCTATAACTAATGCTATCAGTTCTGGATTAAGTCCATTAAATAGTTTGCCAAGTCTTTTGAATACTAGTTTGAGCACAATGCAACCGCCAATACCGCAACCAGTATCAATAGAACAAGTTATAAATCATCAGGCTAATGCACAAATAGCTGCACAATTGTCAAATATAACAATAAATGATACAGCAAAAATTGAGAGTATAGCTGGACAGATAGCACAGAATGTTAGTCAAAATACATATAACACTATGATGTCAAATTTACAAGCTCAAATTCAAGCATCGCAATAATTAAGAAAGGAGTTTCAATATGAGATCAATATTTATGTTATTGCACGATACAGAACCGTTTATTTTTGTGATTCCACCGTCGGATTTCAAAATTACGAGCAGTCAAAACAGTGAAGTTGTAAAGATATTAGATGTTGGAGAAGTAGCGTTAATAGGAGAAAAAAACATAAAAAAAGTCAATTTTTCTACATTTTTACCTGCTAAAAAATCTAAATTTTTTAATTTTTTACTAAATCCTCACTCGCCGATGAGTGGTATAAAAAAATTGGAGAAATATAAAGATAGTAAAGAAGTTTTAACTTTGGTAAGTGCTAATTATAGTATTTATTTTAAATGTTATATTGAACAGTTGGAATATGAAATAATAGAGAGAACAGGAGATATTGATATTACAATTGATTTGATAGAAGCTAGGAAACAGACAAGATTGATTGATGATGTTAATGAACTTTATAAGCGATATACTGGGAAGACTTCGCCAATTAAAGAGTATCAACTGGAAGAGAGATTTGAAAATTTAAAGAGTGGATTAAAAAATAAAATAAAAGAAAAAATTGATAGCTTGATTAAAGTTTAAAAAGGAAGTTTGGAAATGTTAAAGATTGTGATTAATGATAAAGAGCATATAAAAAAATTTGAACGAATTACTTGGAAGGGTGGAATAAATGGAACATCACGAACATTAGAAGTAAAATATTTAGATGATAATCAAATTGCTAATTTAGGAGATAAAGTGGAATTCTATGTTGATGCTGATAAATTATTTATTGGTAAAGTTTTTTCTGTTGAAGTTGTTGGAGATAGTAAAATTAGGACTTTTAATTGTTTTGATAACTCCATATATCTTAATAAAAATTATTTTGTGAAAAACTTTAATAAGAAAAAGCCATCACAAATATTAAAAGAAATTTGTGGAGAGTTAAAATTGGAAGTTGGGAATATACCTGAAGATAAAGTGGATTGCACTTATCCAGCAGTTAATAAGAGTGGATATCAAATAATTTTAAATGCTTATACGATTCAGCATAGAAAAGATAAAAAAATATATTCTATTGTTAGTAATGATGGAAAAATAGAAGTTGTGGAACAAGGAAGTTTGGCAGATGTTATGCTAAACTCTGAGCAAGATATAAAAAGTTCTAAATATGGTGAAGATATTGAACAAATGGTGAATCAAATTGTTATCTATAAAACTGAAAAAGAAAAACAACAAATAGTAGATAAAGTAGAAAATAAAGAAGACAAGGAAAAATACGGATTGTTTCAAAAAGTAATGCAGTATGACAAGGATAGGGATAATATCAGCAATGCCAAAGAGATGTTGAAAAGCGTTGAAAAAACAGGAAATATCACTTGTCTTGGTAATGTTTTGATACAAAGTGGTTATTCAATAGGAATACACGAGCCACACACGAACCTTGTTGGTAGTTTTTTAGTTAAAAATGATACGCATACTTGGGAAAATGATATGTATTATTGTGATATAGAATTAACTTTTGAAAATGTGATGGATAAATCCGAATTTGAAGAAAAACCAAAATCGAAAAAATCAAAAAGTAAAAAGAGTAAGAAAAATAAGAAGAGTGAGAAAAGTAAGAAAAAGGCAGGTGCTAAATAATGAGTATGTTTGAAATACTAAACGATATGATTGATAGCGGAATGCAACAGCAATCAAACAATTTTATAAGAGCTAGTGTAACTAGTCCACCGCCTGAATTAAAAATAAAATTTGATAATGTGGAAATACCTTCAGAACAAATTTACTGCTCTAATTTCTTATTACCGCATTATCACAGAACTTATAAAATAGATGGTGTTATTGATGAAATAACTATTAATGCTACAACTCAAACGGCGATAGGAAATGGACCTGCTTCACACACCCATGACCATTCGACAATTAAAGGTTCTGGAACTTATAAAAGTAGTAAGGATATATGGTTTGAAGACACTTTAAAAGTTGGAGATGAAGTGCTAGTTTTAGTGCTGGGGATAAATTATGTGGTAGTTAGTAAAATAGTGAAAATGCCAAGTGGTGCAATAGAAGGAGTGTAAATATGGATTTTGAAGAATTGTTTTTGAATCAAAATACAGAAAAAGAAAAAAAAGAATTACCCCTTTTTACAGAGTATGCAATTGATTTAGATACATTAGAGCCATTGAAAAATGGCGATAGACTTGTTGAATTAAACGGGAATGAAGCACTCAAGGTATGGATATTTAAGGCACTTAAAACTAAAAGAAATTTTTACGAAATACATTCGGATAGTTATGGAAATGATTTAGATGTACATATTGGTACGGTTTATCAGGAAAGTATAAAAAATGCTTTAATTATTTCGGAAATTAAAGATTGTTTATTAGTTAATCCATATATTTTGGACTGCTATAATTTTGAATTAAACTACAACAACGATGATAATAATTTAAAAGTCTCTTTTAATGTTTCTACTGTCTATGGAGAAAGTGAGGTGTTATACAGTGAATAAAATAGAAGCAAGGAATAAGTTTTTATCTAATTTGGAAAATAATTTTTCTAAAATCGAAGGAACTTTTAATTTTGATATTGCAAGTGCTTACGGAATAGAAGCTGAAGCAATATATAAATTGCTAGAATTTTGGGTTAAGCAAACTTTTATTGATACCGCAACAGAAGATGAATTTGTTGACTATCATGCAATGCTTTTTGGGGTAACTAGAAAACAAGGAACTAAAGCAACTGGGGAAGTATTAATAACAGGAAAACCTGGCACTACGATACCCGCTGGAACAATAGTGTTGAAAACAGATGGTACAAAGTACCAATTGCTTTATGATGCAACAATATTATCAAATGAAAAAGCGATTGCTGTGGTGGAATGTTTACAAAGAGGAGAGATTGGGAACTGCGCTATTGGAGAAATAGCAAATTTTGAAATTGCTAATGCTAATATTTTTACAGTAATTAATGAAAAATCGTTTACAAATGGATATGAAAAAGAACCTAATGATGTTTTAATATCAAGAGCGAAAGAAAGAATACTGAAACCAGCACATAGTGGAAATATTTATGATTATGAGAAATGGGCAAAAGAAGTAGATGGAGTAGGTAGAGTTCTTGTTGAGCCATTGTGGAATGGAAATGGAACGGTAAAAGTAAGGATTGCCAATTACAAAAATGGAGTAGCCAATGAGGACTTAATACAAAAAGTAAAAGAAAGAATAGAAGCAGATAACGGTAGACCAGTTGGAGCTAACGTTACTGTAATAAGTTTTGATAATAAAGATATTGAAATAACTGTTGGAGTTATATTAAGCAGAGGGGTGAAATTAAGCAATATATCAGATTTAATTATTTCTAAAATAAAGCAACAGATAAAAGATAATTCAGCGATTTATACTTTGAACAATCAGGAAATATTATCAATTAATCGAGTTGAAAAAATAATTTTATCAGTTGATGGAGTTGAAGATTGTAAAGTTTTAATTAACAATGATACAAAAAATATAATAGTAGATAGTAATGAAATATTAACAATAACAGGAGTTGTTGTCAATGAACAGTAAAATAAAGGCAGTATCGAAAATCGCTAGAAATAGTTTGCAAATTGACTTAATAAAAAGTCTAGTAATAGAAACTCAGGAGATAAAAAAAGATATTGAAGAATATAAGGAATTTGCCTTTTTAAACTTTTTCAATGAAGAACAAATTTCAAAGTATGAAAAATTTATGAATTTAGAAACTGACCTTAGTTTAACTCTACAGGATAGAAGAGATAAAATTTTATATTATTTATTATCAAAGAGAATATTTTCGCCTTCTAACTTAAAGGAACAGGCTAGAATATTTGTAAATGGAGAAATTGAAATAACAGAAGTGTTTAACGAATACTATTTTATTATAAGATTTACAAGTATTTACGGAGTGCCGCCCAATTTAAAAAATTTCATTAATTTTATTGAATTAAATAAACCTGCCCATTTGGGTTATAAAATAGTTTATAGTTATATGACTTGGGATGAGTTTGATAAATACAATAAAACTTGGGATTCTTGGGATTCATTAAATTTAAATTGGGAAGATAGAGAAAAATATAAAGAGTAAAGGAAGTGATTTAGTATGCCAGCAATAAATAAAACAAGTTTAGGACTTAACCAATGGCTTGGAAATGAATATCCTAAAAGAATTGATTTTGTTGAAGACAATAAAATAATAGATGATGAGTTAATTAAGAGGGTAAAATACACAGATGTAGCAACAGATACAACAGCAGGAATAGTAGCGCTTAATACAATAAGCGATAAAATAAAACTGGAAGCTCCAAAGCCTGATTTAACACCGTATATTCCATTTTCAAAAGGATATAGGAATAATAATAATAGTGACTTTGTATTAAGAGCGAATTTATCTAACACTTGGACACCAAGTGTTCTAGATATGTATTCTTCTGATGGGAGTTATGCTGGTACATATCATACTAACGGCGGGAGAGCTTATTATAAAGTTCCAAATCGTAATGGAGGAAACTGGTGTGAAATCATGGATAATCACGATATGGCTGCAAGAGATAATCGTATGAATGCGATAGATGGAAATGTAAATGCGGCACGTGGAAGAGCTGATGACGCTTGGAACAGGACACAGCATTTGTATGATTTGCGTAACCAAGATAATAATGATAAGTGGCAGAATTATATAAGAGACATCAGACTTGCAGGTTTTATGGAGTTGCCTCTGTGGGGTGCAAATACATCTACTGAAAGAGGCGGTTATGTGGTAACAGGTATAAGAAATCATGATGCTAATTCTGTTCTGGGAACAGGTGATTATGCACAATTAAGGGCATTACAATTTTTTAGGAACGGGCAATGGTTAAACATAGGATTTGCATAGAAGGAGGTAAAAATGAAATTTATAGTAGATAGAACTGAAGCGAAACAATTTGAAGATGGTATGAAATACATTGCCATATTTGATAAGGATAATAAAGATTGGTATGAAGAATTAAAAAAATTCAAGACCGACACTTTAAAAGTAATGTACAACAAGGAAACCTATTTGGTTTTAAGCACGAATATAGATGCCACTATGATAGCACCAACAATGGTTGGAGATGTAGTGGAAGAAATAGAATATCAGGAAGTAAAAGTAAATCCAAATTTGTATTTTGTGGATGGAAAAGTTGTAGAATTACAGAATTATGAAACTATTAAAAATGGTAAAATTGTATTTAATCGAGACAAAAAAATAGAAGAAATAAAAAAAGAATTATACGATTTAAGAGTGGAGCGTGATATTGCACCGTTTGAATTTGAAATTGATGGTGTGACATATTTGCAAAATAACAGGAGTATAGATCAATCAAATTTAACAAGAATTGTCGTAATGTGCCAAGCATTGAAGAAAACAACTTTTGAAAATTGGAAATTTTATACAAAAGAAAACAGTGAAAAATACGTCAACCTAACATTGCAGGATATGATGAAAATGGCAAACATAATGCAAGAACAGACTACTAAATCAATGGCTGCAGAAACATTTTTGACTCATCGTTTGGAAAATCTAACTGACGAGGAATTAAAAAAATACAATGCAAAAGAAGAGTATGAAAAAGCATATAAAAATATGTAGAGGGAGAAATTATGGAATTAGAAAAAGATAAGCTATATATATGTTTTCATAAGCCCAAAAGACTGATAGGGCATTTGATAGTATTGTGGACGTTTGGAAAATATTCGCATGCCGAATTTATTTACAATGGTCAAGTTTTTTTGTCTAATCCTGGTGGAGTTAGAACAAGGAAATTTGAGTTTCAAAAGAATATGGAAATTTATGAACTTGATAAAAGTATAGATTCTAAAGATGTGATTGAGTTTTTTAAAACAGCACAAGGCAAAGGATACGACTATCTAGGAATTTTAGGACAGTTTTTTTATGCTAATAAGGTACAAGATGACGATAGATATTTTTGCAGTGAGTTTTGTTTAAATGCAATAGATTATGCTTTACAATTTACGTTGACTTATAAAGGTAAATCGTTAAAAGATAGGGTTGGTTATCAGTTCAATCCATCTAAACTATTTAAGTATTTAAAAAATATGGAATTAATAAAAGAAAAGGAAGCGATTTGAATGAATATAGAAAAATTGATATGCACAGAAATAGAATTAGACAGTAAAAAATATAAAGTTGTTGGAGTAAAATTTGAAAAAGATAACATAATATTGAATGTTGAAGAAATAAAGGAAGTGATGTAGATGTATGTATTAAGCAAATCAAGTTTAGAAAAAATGAAGAATGTTCATCCGAAATTGGTTGATGTAATTAAAACGGCGATTGAAAATAGTCCGTATGATTTCAGAATAACAGCAGGAGCAAGAACGGCAGAAGAACAAAACTATTTGTATCAGCAAGGAAGAACAAGAGCAGGGCAAAGAGTAACAAATTGTGACGGATATAAAGCTAAATCTAATCATCAAATTAAGAGTGACGGATTTGGGCATGCTGTTGATATTTTTCCATGCGGAGTTTACGAGAATGGAGTGTATAGAAAATTTACAACGGATGAAGGATATGATGATAAAAAATTAAAATCAATAGCAAATCACATATTAGCGATTGCAAAATCTAAAAATGCAAATGTTGAATGGGGTGGAAATTGGAAAATACATGATACACCACATTTTGAATTAAAGTAATAATAACAAAAAAATAGCTTTGATACAAGCCGTATAAAAGTAAGAAAAGAATGCTTTTGATAGAAATGGTTGCCTAGTGAGTTAAAATTGACTGTAGGGCTTGCTAGGTGGCTTAGAATTGATTTTAAGAAAAAGAATAAAATAGGAGATGATAAAATGGATAAATTAGCAGCAAAAATATATTTAACAGGTAAAATTTTAGAATTGGGAAAGACTTTAATCTATAAAACAGAAATAGTTGCAAAAGGAAAAGCTGGAGCAGAAAAGTTTAAGCAAGTGTATGAAGGTTTTTGGGATAAGTTAGAAGATCTGTTGGAAAAAGAAAAATCAATTGATAGAAAATGGATTCCTGACTTCGCAGAAGAAATTGGCGAAGAAGTGTTGTCAGAAGTTTTAAAGGAGGCTAGAAAGACATTTGATTTAAAAGTTATACTGCAACAAATTTTTGATGAGGAAAAAGCAGGAAATAAAAGCATATTATAACAGCATAGGAGAACAGGAATGTATTTTAAAGAAATTAGTGATTTAGGTGCTTTAGTGGTTATATGTGGGATATTTTTATATTTTGTGAAGAAAATTTTTGACTTGGTAATAAATGATATTAAAAACAGCTATGAAAAAATAATCAGTGAATTACAACATGCTGAAGCAGGGCGGGCAGTTCTTATAGCAGGGAATGAAAAACTTATAGAAGTTCTTAACAGGTTAGAAAGTAGATTAAGAACGGAAAAAATAACAGGAGAGGCACTTGGGATAATGCTTAATACTAAAGGAAGTCAAATGTGTCTTTGTATAAAGAATGAAGCAATAGATATAATTAATACAAACAGTATTGATAAAAATTGGGATTCTATAGAAAGTGAAATGGATAATCTTTATGATGATAAAATATTAAAATTTCAGAAAGAATATCATAATTTAATGGAATTCGACACGTTTTCAGAAATTAATAAGCAGTTTATTGTAGAGCTTGAGAAGTCAAAAGATGGAATAATATCAATATTGTCAAACTTAAAAGAGGCACGGGAGCTTATGGATTATAGAATAGCGATAAGAAGAGTGAGTGCTGTTATGGATAAGACTAAAAAGAATATGCACAAGATAATAGCAGAAATAACAAATGAAGGATAGCCAGGAATGGTTATCTTTATTTGGAATAAAAAAGTCACAATATTTTTAAAATAAAGTGATAAAAAAATACGAAAATTTTAAATCTCCAATATCATTAAAATATCTTATCTATATTTTATAAAAAAGTTATTGGTAAAATATAAAACATGTTGTATAATAGTCTTGTGAAAGGAGAGGAAATGAGAAAAATAAAACAAAAGAACAATTTTACAAAAAAGAATTATAGACATTTTTTAGTAAGTGAAATAAAAAAGGAATTTGGAAATGATGCTAAAAAATATATAGATTGGGAACTAGGAGTACTGGAAACAGGATTAAAAATGACAGGAAATATCGAAATGTTAAATATTTTAAATAAATATAGAAGCAATTTAATAGAAACAATATTATCTAAAGATAATGAAATTGTGCAAAACGTAATGGCAAGTACTTTGGGTGATTATAGAGAAATGGAGAAAAATAGCAACTAAATATGATAATAACAAAAGAGGCTGAAATATGCCTCTTTTTGAATTTTAGTACTTTTTTAGTACTTTTATATTTTATTGATATACTCAAAGATAGTAATTAAAGTATTAAAATTAATTTTATTAATTATTCCCACTCAATTGTTCCAGGTGGCTTAGAAGAAATATCATACACAATTCTATTGATTCCATTTACTTTGTTTATAATCTTGTTTGACACTTCTTCCAAAAATTCATAAGGCAATTTTGACCAAGTGGCTGTCATAAAGTCGATTGTATTTACTGAACGAATAGCGGCTACAAATTCATAAGTTCTTTGATCTCCCATTACTCCGACAGTTTTTACAGGCAACAATGTTACAAATGCTTGATCTACTTTATCATAAAGCCCTTTTTCCATCAATTCAGTAATGAAAATGTCATCAGCTTCCTGAAGAATTTTTACTTTATCAGGTGTCACTTCTCCAATTACACGGATTCCAAGTCCTGGACCTGGGAATGGATGTCTTTTTATAATTGTGTCAGGAAGTCCAAGTTCATGTCCTACTTTTCTAACTTCATCCTTAAATAATTCCTTCAAGGGTTCCAGTAACTCAAATTGCAAGTCTTCTGGCAATCCTCCAACATTGTGGTGAGATTTTATTGTGTGAGAAGGTCCTTTTATAGACTGTGATTCAATAACATCTGGATAAATTGTTCCCTGTGCCAAAAATTTTGCACCTTCTTGACCTTTAAGTTTTCTAATTTCCTCATTAAACACTTCAATAAATTCATTTCCAATAATTTTTCTTTTAGCTTCAGGTTCATCTACACCTTTTAATTTATTTAGAAATCTGTCTTTTGCATCAACAAATACAATATTCAAGTCAAAATGTTCCTTGTAGTATTCCAATACTTTTTTTCCTTCATCTTTTCTCAAAAGTCCAGTATCTACAAACATGCAAGTAAGCTGATGTCCAATCGCATTGTTAATAAGGACTGCGGCAACTGATGAATCTACACCACCAGAAAGTGCAAGAAGCACGTGCTCATCTCCAACAGCTTCCTTTATAAATTTTGTCTTTTCAGCAATAAAACTTGAAATTTTCCAATTTTTTTCACATTTACAAATGTTAAATACAAAATTTTCCAAAATTTGAGTTCCACATTCAGAATGAACTACTTCTGGATGAAATTGCAATGCATAAATTCCATTGTTATTTGTAATTGCTGCAATTGAAGAATCTGTTTTTGCAATTACTTCAAAACCTTTTGGCAATTCTGTGATGTGGTCATTGTGGCTCATCCAGATGTTAGAAGATTTTTTAACTCCTGTAAATAATGGATTATCATTATTTCCCACTTCCAAGACAGCCTTTCCAAATTCCCTTGAATCAGCCTTTTCAACTTTTCCGCCATTTAAATGCGTAATTAGCTGCATTCCGTAACAGATTCCCAGAATAGGAAGATTTAGGTTAAATACTTCAGGATTTACAGTTGGAGCATCTTTTTCGTAAACTGAAGCAGGCCCTCCAGAAAATATAATCCCTTTTACCTTTTCTTTCCCGCTTTTTATTTTCTCGATATCAATTAAAGGCACAATTTCGCAATAAACTTCCATTTCCCTAATTCTTCTGGCAATTAGCTGGCTATATTGCGAACCAAAATCGATAATAATAATTTTTTCCTTCACTTTTCACCTCTATATATTAAATTTTTTTTATAAAACATAATTCTACATAAATATTTTATCATTATTTTTAAGTTTTTTCTATATA